GATATACACACTACTTACATGGTTTAAGCTATGTAAGTAGTGTGTATATCTAAACTTCCAAGTAACGTAAACACCCCCCAACGCTAACAGAGAGTTTTCAAAAAAACGCAAACGGTTGAAACTTTTTTGCAACATTTTGCGTCTATACTGTTGGTGGTAAAATACAGTGCTACACTACGTGTAACGGAAGGAGTGAAGACCGTGTTAGTTTTTTCGTTCGAAGCGTTCATACGTCATGATACTACGTCCAACGCTTCTATCAAAGAGCGTTTGAGAGCGTTGATACACAAACATGTTCAGGACGTTGTGCCCATTGAGGTCTCTTTTTCTCAGCTTCCGTTATTAGCAACGCTACCACCACGTGGGCAGTATTTTTCGTTAGACTGGATGTGGAACAATTTTCGAGATGTGGGTTTTACCGAACCCGAAGCGTTGCAGCATCAGCTTTGTGCTCTCAACCGTTTGCTCAAGATGTGCGGTGTACACACGATATGCGTCATTCCCGAACGTGGTAGCAGAGACACCTTTTTGCTGAAAGAAAACGAGATTGAGCGCATCGCTTCGTTTTACCACATGGCAGACGTGGATGTGGTGGTTGCGGAACGACCAGAAGAAATACTGGACAACACCCAGTTCTTCATCGAAACCTATTGACTTTTTCGCGTAGGTGTGGTATATATTTTACAGCAAACACAAAGCGTTGGGGGTTATGCAACGATGAGCTACGCAGAAACGCACAAACCGTTTTGGGTAGTTTTAGAGGGTGAAGATGGTGTGGGCAAAACCACCACACTCCACCGCTTAAGATGGTCACTGTCCTACTTTTGCAGACCGGTCATTGAGGCGTACGGGAAGGCAGAAAACTACGACAGCTGGAAAAGCTACGTTTCGGAGATGCTGACCCGTCTTCCTGTGTTGCGTCGCTTACTGGATGACGGTTACGATATTCTTCAAGACCGTTCCGTTTTGAGCACCGTTGTCTATCAGGGTGCCGAAAAGGCGTTAGAGGTTTGGGACAGGGAGACCGCTGTTGACAATCTGTTACCCGATGTGGTATACATTTTACCGCCATACGGTAGGTATTCCGACTGGACAAAAGATATCGTGTTGCCTTACAGTCAACGGGTGCTGAAGGTGTGTGCGGTACCGACCCTTAAGACAAAGACCTACTCGGCTTACATACTGGAACACTTAGCTGAACTGGGACTTATCTGAACGAACACGGAAGGAGCGACGAAAATGGTCAAACACGTCGACGCACAAACGGTTTTGGAAAAGCTGACGTGGTTTAGCGGACAGGAGTTTGTGGACTACTTAGTCCCCCTTAGAGGCAACCGCTATGAGGGTGAACCGAAGGCACCCATCATCAGGTGGGGCAACCGTGAACAGGTTCCGTCCATCGATGCGTTGGCAGACCACGTTTCCAAAGGTGGGTGGATAGGTTTTGTGCCCAAACGCGGATACGTGGTGGTAGACATAGACCGACCAGAGGTTCAGCACAAGGTGTTAGAGACTTATGGCGGTTACTACCACAACTTTGCCGTGTCGACGAGACGTGGTGTGCACCTTTACTTTCGTTCGTCTCGACACGACCTGAGCGGACGGAAGCCGTCGCTTCTGTTCGCTGAACAGGACATGTTGAACCACCGTCACTATGTGGTTGCGCCGTTGTTCTGCGACGAAAAGCGTTGGAACGGCGTCGAAAACGTTCGCGAAGTACCACCAGAGCTGTTGGTTCAACCTTCACCTGTGGTGCGTTCCCTGTTGGACGGACGTTGCATCACTTCCATCAAAGAGGGCGACGGCAGAAACAATCTGCTTTATGCAGCTACCCGTAAGATAAAGCTCTACTTGGAAGGCGCATACGGTCAGGACACCGACTTTTCCGACGAGCTGTTCCAGTCCATGTTTCGCATCAACATGCTGTTCGCCGAACCGATGGACATCGAGGAGCTGGACAGGATATTCGAGAGCGTTATGCGTAACGAACACCGAGAGGACTTTCCCTACGAAGAGGCGGTAGACGGTTTGCGCAATGCACCCACAACGGGTGGTGATGGGTTTCGTGGTTCCGTCGCCGGTGCGTTTGCGTCAGACGGTGCGACGCCGTTCGCAGAGGTAGCGTCTGTGGACGTGTCGCACAACCCGTTTGCTCACCCCCAACCGCTGTCGTCTGTGGCTTCGTCTCCTCAGCGTCGGTGGTTTTGGACGGGTGTTTGTCGTGTGGGTGACGTGGTGTTGCTCTGTGGCAAACCGAAGTCCGGAAAGTCGACGCTGTTGCGTTCGTTGGTGGCGTCTGTCGTGGCGGATGAACGGCAAACGTTTTCCATCGCCGAACGTGGCGACGTTCTGTGGTACATGTTCGAGGAACACCCTCAGGACGTCTTCGGCGGTTTGCGTTTGGTGGACACGGAGTTTCCCCTGTCTTTCGACAGGATACACGTCGTATCGGTCTCTCCCACCCTCTACGCCCAACCGCTGACCATGTTTTTGGAAGGTTTCAAACACTACATGGAAACGGCATCCACGTTGCCCCGTCTGGTGGTGGTAGACACTGTCGGTCACCTGTTGGGCAACAAAGACATTAACGACTATGCCGTTGTCCAGACCATGATAGAAGGCATCCGTTCTGCGCTACGCGATGTGGAGAACCCACCGACGGTTATACTGGTACACCACACGAACAAGTCTACCGAGTCGGTGTCGCCTTTGGGTTCCCAAGCGTTTAGCGGTGCCGTAGACGTCATCATCTATCTCGACACCGACGATGGCGGTTCGACGATAAAGGTTGTCGGACGCGGTGTGTCACCGGCGTTCCATATGCAGAGCGTGTCTTTGCACTACGACCCCGTTTTGCGTTGTTACGTCGGTGCGGACGCCTATCACGCAGAGCTGTCGGAACTGCTCTTTGCGGTGGAGAGCGGTCAGCTACGCACCGTCCAAGAGCTTAGAGCGTTTCGGGGTGGTGTTTTCAGGGCAGAGGTGCGTTCTCTGTTGCGCAAAGGTGTCATCAAAGAGGACGGCGACGCGGTGTTCCTCGACACCACCCACCCGCTATACCGTCTGTTGGTGGGTCAAACCGATAACGAACCCATACTACAAGAAAAGGGGGTGAACCGAGATGCTGTTCCCCAACGCACAGAAGCTGCGATGGACGCTTCTGTTCCTGTCACTGTTGGTCTTTCTGGTGGTGTGGGCGATGGCACACAGCGCACCGTATCAGAAGAAGAACACACCGAACCAGAAGGGGGCTACGCCCCAGAACCCGGTGACAGCGAAGGAAGTTTACGTTGCAGCGGAGAAGGTGTACATTTACGTCCTGAAACGAGAGGACGAACCGAACCTTCAGGGCAAACGGACGATGTTGCGCCCATAGAGAGAGGGGGCGAAGAGATGAACCAAGAGACTGCGTCGGGTGTGGTACAACCTGACAGGGTGGTAGTGCCACCACCCATGAAAGAGGCAGCAGCGGAGCTTTTGCGTTTGTTGCGATACCGTAGCGGTGGCTTACTGGAGCCGTCGGACATCGACCCGTCTTCTGTCGACGATGCCGTCTCTTCGCGGGTAACGCCGACCGTCATGAGCGTTTACAGGAAGCTCAAACAGGTGGCGGTATCGGATATTCCCACGACGGCTATCAAGTACGAGTGGTTGGAACAACAGGGCAGTTTGGTGGACAGTCTTAACGCCCTAAGGATGCTGTTGCAGAAGTTCGGCTATAGCGGAAACTACATCGCTTTTGTTCGACGCGGTGTGGGATACTTAGCGATGAACCTGAACGGAAGGTGGCGCATCGCTCAGGTTGCTGTAGACGACATCCGCACAGAGGAGCTTCGCAAACGGCTTTACGAGAGCCTTCTGTACGGGAACACAGACAGCGTTAGCGGTATCGATGTGTTACAAACGTTCCCCTTTACGGAACTGCAGAAGGGCTACATGTTCGTCAAAGAACGTGTCATTCGTGACGGTTGTGAGGTGGACGAGTACCGTTTGTTACCGGAACGGTACACCATACGCGACCCGAACGAACTGATAAAATATCTTGAAACTGTGGTTTCTACCGACACGTCTTAATATGGTGGGGCGGTGGTGGTATGCAGATACAGCTTTCTGCGGAAGAACACGAGGCGTTGATAAAGTGTTTTACCGACGGCTACAGCGCAGCGGAAGCACAGGAGCACATGAAACAGCTGTTCTCTCGTGTTCTTCCTCTGTCGTTTCTGATTAAGTTCAAGGCAGACCACAGCGAACAGATATCGGAACGTCGACGCGAACTGGAGCAGACCGCACAGGAAGAGCTGTCTCCTACTGGTCTGTTGCGCTATGCGCTCATCATGTTACGCAAAGCGGTGTCCATGATGCAGATGGTCAACACACCGCGTCAGCTGTCCGAACTGGTTTCCGTTTTTCGTCTGTGTTTAGACATCTATGCGGAGCATCGGAAAATCCTTTTAGAGGAGCGGACAGAGGACGAACGGCTTCGCGATGCCGTTAGGGAGCTTTACGAAGAGCTGAAACGCAACGAACCGGTACTGAACAAAGCCCAAGAGGTGGGTTTGCTTTCTCGTTTTGTAAGCTTAGAGGCGGTGATGGAAGATGCCCATTCGAAGAAACATGAGTCATAGAGCCATCGTTCGGGAGCTTATCGAAAAGTGGAGAAAGACGGGTCTCATAGGCAAAATGCGACCCTCTACGTTAGAAGAGGCTTTGGACATTGCAACCGCCATCTCTTATAAGGTGAGGGGTATGCAGCGACGCGACAAGAGGGGTGGACGCGGTGAACGACGCGGTTGAGTCTATCTACCGACAGCTGAAGATTTTAAAGGACAGACCCTACTTGGTGGTAGACTTTCCGTCGGAGAAGCATCTAAACTTTGTTCGTCAACCACACCGCTATAAAGTGTTGTTGGGTGGCAACCGCAGCGGAAAGACCGAAACGTGTGCGATAGAGGTCATATGGCACCTTTTGGGCGAACATCCTTTTGTCGATGTGCCGACCCCACCGGTGCGTTGGCGTATCCATGTGGTAGACTACTCCCAGTTAGAGAAGGTTGTTAATGAGAAGCTTCGTAAGTACATTCCTGAACACAAACTTTACGGCGGAAAGTGGGAAACCGCCTACAACGGACGTTTGCATCTGCTCAGGTTACAAAACGGCAGCGTCGTGGACATCACCACCCACCGCTCTTCTGTGAAGGCGTTAGAGGGTGCGTCTTTGGACGGGGTCTGGATAGATGAAGAGTGTCCGCAGCATCAGTACAGAGCGTTGCTTTACAGGGTCATAGACCGCAAAGGACGTGTGTTCATATCGGCAACTCCTTTGAGCGGTGTGACGTGGTTGTATAACGAACTGGTAGAGCCGTTTGAAAACGGAAACCCGGAAATACACGTTTCTTACATCAGCACCTACGACAACAAGTATATCGATACTGCAGCGATACAGCTGATTGAGGAAACGTCCGCCCCCGAAGAAAAGGAGATACGTCTTTACGGAAAGATACAGAACTACTCCAAACGTGTCTTTTCGGCTTTCGACAAAGACCGACACGTGGACGAGTTTCCGTTACCGCCCACCCTGACGGTCTGGGTGGGTTTGGACTGGGGTTTCCACCACCCCACCGCTTTGGTCTATGCGGTATACTATAATGGTAACTTTTATGTGATAGACGAGTTTGAAAACGACGGGTTAAGTTTGGAACGCATCGGCGAAATCATCGAGGACTGGTGTTTGAGCAACGGCTTTTCCCAACAGCGGTGTCGTGTGGTTTACGACTCCGCCATGAACCGACCGTTACCGGACGGAATGCGTCGTGAGATAGATGTGTTGCGTCCGTTCGGCTTTCGGCTGATACCGTCTGTGAAGAACTTTGAGCTGAGCGTCGGGGTGGTCAACGAACTGTTTCGAAACGACAGTTTGTTTATCCACAGAAAGTGCACACGTCTTATTGAACACATGAACAGGTTCTACTACAGGAACGGTGCCGTAAGGTCAGACGACCCGGACAAAGACATGTGCGATGCGTTGCGCTATGTGCTGTTCGCGATGAACTTTTACTACAATCGCGGTTACGAAGAATACGAAGAGGAGATGCCACGACTTTTCTATCCGTCTGCAAAGGCGAAGCTACAGCAGATGATTGTGCAGCGACGGTTAGGTGAAAAGCGACGCGGTTACATTTAGTCGTTAGGGGGTGACCGTTTTGAGCAGCGGTTCTGGATGGGTGTTCAAAACATACAACAGCATCGATAAGCTTTTGGCGGAACAAAACGACGTTCGTCGTCGTCTATCTAAAGTGGTAGTGCACTATACTGCTGTGGAACCGCCGTCGCCTTCTGGTATCATGAAGCAACTGCAGTCCATCGATGCCTATCACAGGGAACATAACCGCTGGAAGGGGATTGGCTACCACATCGCTATTCATCCTTCCGGTCTCATCGTGTCGCTTCGACCGCTCAGGATAAGCGGTGCGCACTGTGTGGGGCACAACAACGACAGCGTTGGCGTCGTCATGATGACCGATGCGGAACACATAGACAACCCACACCTGTTGACGACGCTGATACACGTGTTAAACGGTTTGGTACGTCGTTTTGGTATACCGCCACAGAACGTCTTTCTGCACCGTCAGCTGAACGACACGGTCTGTCCGCCCATCCCCCAAAACTGGGTGAAGACTTTACGCGAACAAGGTTATGTGAACATCGGTCTGACGCGGATACGCAAAGTGGGTGGTGATAAGCAGTGAACGATACCATAGACTTTGCCACCATGTGGAACACTGTCAAGGTGTTGCACTCGGAACGGCAGAGCAACATTCAGCGTTGGCGCAACGCCGTCTATCGTGACAGCTACCGCACCGAACCACTATGGGAAGGCGGTAGCGACATACAGATACCGCTAACCTACTGGTGTGTGGAAACCATACACGACCGACTGTTTTTGTCCCAGTTCGGTGTGGGACGAACCGTTTATGTGAAGAGCCGTCTGGAAGACGCCGATACTGCTAATGCATTAGAACGCATTTTGAACTTTTACCATCGCAAAACAAAGAAACACGTTGCCATTGCAGCAGCGATGAGGGATGCGTTGCTGTTGGGTTGCGGTGTGGTGCGTATCGATATGAGGCGCAAACGTCAGCGTTGGGGCACCACAAGGGTAGTAACGGCACCCGTAACGGAGTATGTGCCTTTAGAGAACTTCTTTTTGAGCAACCCGTTCGCTTCTTTAGAGGAGCAGTCTGCCGTGTTCCACCAGTATTTTGTGGGGAAACATCAGCTGTCGGAGTACGACCCCGACTTGGTGGCGATGTTAAAGCCCACCGTAGACCTACCGTTCTACGTGTCCGAAGAGGACGAGTATCGGAGCGGAATGTTGGGTAGCGACACGGTGCGTTTGGTAGACGTTTTCTACAAAACCGATGAGGGTTGGCGTATGGCGGTGTTCGCACCAGACGACGGTGTCGTGTTGAAAGATATCGCCTACGCCTACCCCGTCAGCTTTCCGCCCTTTTTCCTGTTGCGTTTTACACCCATCGCTTACGGTGTGGGCTTAGCGTCGGTGTTAGAGCCGTTCGAAAAGGAAATCACTGCTTTGCACAACCAGAGAATCGACAACAACACTTTGATTAACCTACCCATTTTCAAGGTGCTGACCACGTCTCCGGCGTTGAGAGACAAGGAAACGTGGTTTGCCGGTAAGAAAATTCCTGTAGACACTCCGGAAGACATCACACCGCTTCAGGTAGCGGAACGTGTGACGCCGTTACAGGACGAAATACAGATATTAGAGTACGCCAAACTGGTTACGGGTATCAGCGAAATCCTTTCCGGTCAGACGGTTCGTGGTGAGAAAACCGCGTTCGAGATAGAGGTTTCTTTGGCGGAAGGGAGCGTCAAGTTTAGGAAGTACATCTACTACGTCACCGAGTGGTTAAAAGAACAGGCACAGTTTGAGCTGTTGCTGTTAAAGCGTTGGGGTGATAGCAAAGAGATATCGAACATTGTCGGCGGAGCCAACCCGTTCGACCTGATTGTCGACGACGACCTGTTGTATCGTTACGAGTTAGAAGCCAACACCACGTTGACCAACAAAGACGTCGACCGTCAGAAGTGGATACTGTTACGCAACCTGTTGTCTCAGGAGCCGTCTGTGGTGGGCAATCCTACGTCTTGGTACGAGGTGCTGAAGCAGATACTGATTGCGTTCGATGTGGACTACCGACCCATCATCGGGGAACAGAACGTTAGTCAACCACCGCCCACCCCGCCACCGCTTTCTCCTGAGCAGATAAGTGCGTTAGGGTCTGCGATAACCGGTGCGCCATCCATAGACCCCAACGTGTTGCTGATGTTGCAAAACAGCATTGGTAGACAAAATACAGAGTAAGGGGGTGTGTCTACATTGTTTGATAAGATAAGACGCCTTTTAGGCGGTGTAGAAAACGCGACGGGACAGGGCAGCGACTCGTCTCCAGAGGCATCGGGTGGCAACGCAACGTCGTCGGCACCCACTGTATTTACCAAAGACGAGGCGATAGAAGAGTTTGTTCGTCGGATGCAGCAACAAAAGGACGAGATTGTTCGTCAGTATCAGGAAGAACTGGAGCGTTTCCAACGCGGAGCGGAAAACGCAGTGCTACGCGGAGCGGAAGGTGGAACCGCAACGCCGTCACTGTCGTCTAATGTGGGTGGAACCCCTTCGGTATCACCAGACGCTTCGGTTGGAGATGCAGAGGCAAAGCTTCCTGAAGACCCCACCGTTGAGGACATCGTAAAGTATGTGACCCAACAGGTTACTCAACAGGTCAGAGCGGAACTGGAGAAACAGCTCTCTGCGTTGAGGAACGTTACCGGCTTCAGTCCGGCACCCTTCGTTGTGGACAAAATCGTTCGCAACCACCCTGCGCTTCAGAGTGTCAGCTCTGACGCCGTAAAGATTCTGGAACAGCTACCGATAGAGTATCAGAACGAGGCGGTAGCGGACTTTGTGTTGTGGTGGCTCAAGGGGAAACGTTCCGAAGCGGAAAAGGCAGAAGCCATCACGGAGCTGTTTGGTGAGCGTTCTCCTTCGGCACAGCCGGTTACGTTGCCTTACAGCTCTTCCGACATAGAGCGTTGGGCAGAGGACATGGGCATAGACCCACAAAAGCTGAAGCAGCGTTTGCTGGGTGAGATGATTCGAAAGTAATACCGTTACTAAGGGGGTGACAAGATGCCATCTTCCAAAACGACCGCAACGAACAAGGTATTAGACAGCACAGACTCCGCTTCCGCTTCGCATAGCACTACGTTTTCCGAGACGGACGTAACCGATGCGGAGACACGCAACGTAGAGGTGGTTTCCGAACCGTCTAACACCTTTGAGGATGACGTTTATACGACTACCGTGAGGGGACGACCTGACCGCTCTTACGTGTGGGCAGCTACCAGCAGAGCGCACCCGTCTTCTGTGGACAGGCTGAAGCGGATGGGGTTCGAACCCGTTCGCGAAGGCGAAGCCGATGCGCCCCACGCAGAGCTGACCACAGAGGGTTACTACACGACGGGAGACCTGTTGCTGATGCAGACGTCAAAAGAGAGAGCGAAAGAGATACGGCGACGCAAAGACGAGGAGTTTCTTCGTCGTATTCGCATCACAGAGGAGATGTGGGAACAGAGCGGAAGCGTAGAGGGTGTAGAGAAGCGTATGGACAGGAACAGTAAAACGTTTTTCATTGCCAACAATCCGTTGGCAAAATAGACTGTAAACGGGGGGTGATGTTATGCCTAACTTGGCGAATCCGGATTTGAGACGTCTTCAGAGAAACTTTATGTGGGCAAACGACCACGTTGTAGCCCTTCCGGCAGTCGGAACGATTGAGAGCGGTGACCTTGTGTATACCGACGACAACGGACGGGCGGTAGCCTTTTCTGGAACCGCCGGTAGTGTGGTAGACACCACTTCCACCGGTACCAATCCCGGCAAAAAAGTATACGGTGTGGCTGTTGGGCGTACGGCTGTGATTGCTGCCGACCCCGACCTGTACTCGAAGATTTTGGTTGCGCCCATCGAACACGACGACTTGGTAGTGATGCGGAAAGTGGATTCGAGTGGTAGTGGAGCGGAAACGTCTCCGTTGGACATCGGTAAAACCATTACGTTGCGCTACGGTGCGGGGTCACTTCAGGGTATTGTGGGCGCATACGTCAGAACGAGTTCCGATACCACCACTGTTCACGGTCATGTGGTGGATATTTACAGTTCGACCCATCTTATCGTCAAGTTCACTCCGGCTGCTTTGACTTGGTGATGCTTATGGCTAAGCGACGCGACTCTGCGCCTTTGGGTAGCGGTGAACGTTTTCGGCGTCTGACGGCAGAGCTGAAACAACGTGGGGTAAAAGACCCAGAGGCGTTGGCAGCGTATATCGGCAGAAAAAAGTACGGTGCCAAGAAGTTCCAGCAGTTAGCGGCTAAGGGTAAACGGCGATAAGCCAAACGTGTGGGGTGTCTTAGATGATAGTGGAGTTAGATTTTGAAAGACCCAAAAGAGCGTTTCTGTGGTCTAAACCGAGAAAGGTGCGTCGTTTGCGTTTCGACCCAAACGACCCGAAGCCCATTCGGAGCGGTGATTTGGTTTATATTGATGCGTCTGGTGTTGTGAGACGGTTCATTGATATGCCATATGATTATCCGCCGGACTGGGTAGCCAACGTCACGACTCGACGGGTTTATGGTTTGGCTTTGGTCAGCGCATCGGAAGCAAAGAAGACACCCCATCTTTCTACGCACCTTCTGGTGGCTAAGCTAACATCAGACGATTTGGTTGTGATGAGTAAGCTGAACACGTCCGGAGCGGTACTTCCACCGACCGATAGTGATGTGGGGAAACGGTTTTGGGTAATTTTGACCCATAACGGACTTATGGGTGCGGTTCTAACCCCACCTGTTGATGTTTTTCCACATGGTCAGGTTGTGGATATTTATCCTCGTCGCACCCATTTGGTTGTGAAATTTAACGAACATGTGCTTTCCGTTCCTTCTCCTTAATACGAAAACGTTATCACGGGGGGTGATAAAGTATGGTAACATCCCAAGAAATGCAGTTACTACGCGCAGGAATTAGTGAGGTGTTTTTTGATGAGTTCCAGAAACCGTCGTTTTATGAGAAGGTGTTCAACGTTCGTAACTCGAACCAAGAGTACGAAGAGTACCTGCATATTGCAGGTCTCCCTAATCTGATGGAGTGGAACAGCGACGGTGGGGAGCTTCCCATTGTGGAACCCATTCAGGGTCACAAGATACTGTTTGTCCACAAGGACTACGGTTACATGTGGTCTCTCAGTAAGCGACTGTTGAGGGGCACCCAGTACCCCCGCATCAGCGCAGATTTGTCCCGTAACGCCGGTCAGGCTGCGCTTCACACGGTAGAGGCGTTAGCCACTTCTGTTTTCGCAATGGGGTTCACCCAACAGGGTTACGACGGTGCTAATTTGTTCGGAGCGCATCCGTTGTTGGACGGTAGCACCTTTAACAATCTGATGAATACTGCTCTCGCCCCCTCTTCGTTAGGCGATGCCATTGTGAGGTTCCGTCGAATGAAGAACCATCGCGGTCAACCCATTGTGATAGAGCCTAAGTATCTCATCGTTCCGCCGGAACTGGAGAGGGTAGCGAAGGAGATAGTCAACTCGACGGTGGTACCTGTAAACAACGCTTTCTACGACAACGTACTGAAAGGCATCGTAGAGGTCATCGTGAATCCCTACCTGACAGACCCTAACGACTGGTTTTTGGTGAGCGACAAGAGTGCACATAAGCTGTTTTTGTTCTGGAGAGAGAAGCCCAACATTAACGTAGAGACCGACTTTCGCACACAGGGGGTCTCGACATCGATTAATATGGCTCTCTCTGTCGGCTATGCCGACTGGAGAGGCATTGTCGGTGCGTCTGTTACTTAGTGTCACGTGATGCGCTTTGTGACCGCCCCCACTCATCTGCGGTGGGTGGGGTGTGATACAGCACCGACCGCGACGAGAGGTTGTCCCCTCGTTGCGGAAGGTGCTGTATACACACTGTGGACATCTGTTGGGGTGGTGATATGCATCATTTACCGAACTATCTGATAGCAGAGTTAGAGCGGTGGGTGATGAGCGAATGGAGCATCCTGTGCGGAGCTATCGGTGGCTTTGTCCACTCCATTCTTCACGACGAGATACTGTTTCCGCAGTTTCGTGGCGGTAAGGTGTTTTTGGGCTTCGTTCGTCCCGTCCTGTTAGGGGCGTTTGTCGGCTTTTTGTTAGACACACACCCCGTCGTGTCCGCCGTTGGTGGGTTTGTCGCTTTGGACATCCTCAGAGCCATCGAACGACACGTTCGACGGCGTTTGCACAGTGAGAACGGTACAGAGCAGCGCAAAGGGGGGTGAGGGCGTTGAGGTGGATAGCGAACGGCATCGCGTTACGGGTTCTTAGACGGTGGCTACGTGACAGGGCGTTGCGTCTACCTTCCGAACGTGTTCGGGAGTTAGCACAGCGGTTAGGCGTCAAAGAGGAAACCGTTCGTGATATCAACGATGCCATCATCGACTGGATACTTGGTAAGTCTTAGCACAAACCCCACAGTTTTAATGTTTTTTTGGCAGTGCGTTAGGCAGAGGAGCCTAACGCTATTGCATTTTTGGAGCGTTTATGGTACAATCATGGTGTCAAACGAGAATTGAGATGTGGGGTGGCTTAGATGGGAAACAAACGTTACAAGTTTCGGGAAGACCCCATTAGCGTCTACTGCTGGTGCGGACGCGAAGGTGTGGGTTCGCCGTTGTTTGTTACCGTCACAGACCGTCCTATCGGTTTCGCTTACTGTGCGGAGCATCGCTATCAGCTGACCCGTCGGTTTCCGTTGATTTACATGGACGGTTTCGGAACCCACACCAAAAAGCTGATAGACGAGGTAGCGCAGTCTGCGCAGAAGGTTGACGGTTTGGTTTACCATTCTTACTACCCGGTGTTTGACGGTGTGGGTTACCATACCGACCAGATGGAGCGTTCGTTACAGAACATGTGGTCAGAACTGGACACCTTCGTTTCTGGTCAACATGTTGTGGTGAACTCACCCGTCTATACCGTTTTGAGGCTTCCCATCGAGGAGACCCGACGCTATCGTTTGGCACTTCGGGTGTTCTTTCGACCGACTGTGTGGTATGTTACTGACACATCGTTTTACGGTACGTTGACTGCGGATGTGCAGCGTCTGGAACCGCCCACAGTGGTACGGAAGATACACATTGCGCCCACGAAAAAGGCGATGTGGTACCTGTGGAACAGTGCTGTACGTACGTCAAACCAAAACCAAGACAAGGAGGACTACGAAAATGCCTAACCGGAAAAAGAGGACGACCCTGTACGACCGCAACCGACTGTTAGAGGAACTGGAAGCACTGCTGAACGAAGCGGAAGCGGAAAACGAAGTGCTACGCAAAGCGGACAGCGAAGCGTTACACGTAGTGGAAAACGAAGTGTTACACGTAGTGGGAAACGAAGTGCTACGCGAAGCGGACAACCTGTTGCTGAGCGATGCCGAAGAGGCGATGCGTTTAGCCGACGCTATTGCTTCTCTTGTCGGGGATGAGGTTCTTTTCGAGTCCTTACGACTGATTCGGCTTTTGTGGTTTGCAGAAACCGCAAACATCTGCATCGACCGCAAAAGTACCGTTCGGCAGATACAGGAACGACTGAACCCAAACGTACCCGACTCACTGGTGGTGTTAGTGTATCGCAACCCCCACCCCCAAGAGGGTGATACAGAGGTTGCAGCAACAGCGGTACCGGTAGCGGTGTGGTTAGGTGTGACCCGACCCGTTCCGTTGCCCACCGACGCTAAACCGGAAGCTCTGGTAGTGGCAGCTAAGACGGTGGAAAACGTACCGCTAAGTAAACTTTTTTACGACTTTTTGCCACACGATGAACACACCACGAACCCGTACACAGACTTTTACGCGATGAACACACTGGGTGACGAACTCGATGAGGCAGAAGTAGCGGAGATGCGCCGTCGTCTGTTGCAGACGGTGTCGGTCACCTGTGACGTCCTGTCGGAAGCGATGGGGATAGACCCAGAGGCGGACAGGCAACGACCCACGATTAACTGATGGGGTGGTCAGACGATGAGCATAGACGTTCGGTCACGTTTTGGTTTGGATGCAAACGCCAAACGGTTCTATGTGGGGTTAGTGCGAAACGTGTTTCAGTTTGAACACGTTTCCACCGACCCCCCATCGTCTGACGGTTTAGAGGTGGCACTGTCTATTGCTCAACGCGAAGCGTCCGGTGGGGCGGTGGTGATGCTGTCCAAAGACCACGATGCCCAGCTCTACCTTCTGGACGTTGTGGCGGTAACGTCTTCACCAGAAGAGGGATGCTACATCTCTCGAAGCAACGGGGAAGCGGTCTGCTACGCTCTTTCCGTTTCTGGAGAGCCGATAAACGTTGCAGAGGCGGTGCCCCACATCGTGGACGCCAAAGCGATTGAACGTGTCCTGAAACGAAGAGTGTTGCTGTTCTATACCGTCAACGACCGTTTGGTGTGTACGGCACATGGATATCACGTCTATAACGTACCGTACACCATCTGAAGCCGTCGGTGGCGACACACACAAAAACAACGTAATGGGGGTACCGTCCGTTAAGGATGCATACCCCCATTGCGCTACACTACGCGTAGCACTACGTTTTATACTACGTGTAACGCTACGCTCTATCCTGACCGACGGTGGTGTGTCTGGTGTTGTGCTGTCCAAACGTGACCGTTCTCTACGACGACAACACCACGTGTGACCAGCAAAGACCACAACACGTCTACCGGCGGTAGAAGCGGTGTGGTGTCGTAACCGTACGGCATCGGTTCGATAGACGCAACGCTGCCCCAGTCTTCGATGCCATCGTAGCGTACCACACTGCGCTGACCGCGTCGTATATCGCTTAGCGAAACCACGTCAACGGCATCCATCAGTATCAGATGACCCTGTGGTACCAGACGGAACCTAACAGGACGGGTGAACACCATCGAGTGACGCCACACCAGATAAGAGAGACCAGACGGTGTGTCTGGTGCCGTGTCGATGGTGTGAAGCGGTGCTAAGAAAACGGAGTGCTGAGTGTTCGACATCGTCCTTACCCCACACTTGTCAGGTGGTGTGGCAACAGAGCGTCCAGTGCCTTCGCTATGCCGTTCAGGTTTATCCACAGGTTGCCGTATTGCCACGAGAAAACCTTGACGGATACAGGTTGCGTTATCCACCCGTCTACGGCACTGCCTACACGGCTCAACAGCACCTGACTGGTGAACCGAAAGTCACCACACGATACGTCTAAGATGTTGCCGTCGTAGTTTGCAGTGAGCACCCACACATCCCCTTTGCGGTTGCTGACCTGTCCGGTAAACGAAAACGTCATCGTCGATGAACCCCCTTTACACTACGTTTACGCTTCGTGTAGCACCACGTTTGGCAATGAGATGAGTAGCGAAGCGTTGTGAGATGAGAAGAGAAGGGTGGCGGTGTTTGCACACCACACACCCTGTTTGTCCTTACCAATCTGTCGGTAGGACGCGGAACAGCAGTCCTTGTATCATCAGGTATTCGCCGTACCACATCTGGTCATAGAGAGTGACGTTCCAGTCGACGCAGGTACGCAGTTCGTCGTTGTCTTTGCCCCGAAACTCTTCGGGTAAGTCATCCCAGAGGTACGGTGTTCCGTCTGGTGTGACTTGGATGTAGGCGGTCTGCTGCTGCTTCATCATTCGGATGTAGCGTTCGTAGTCGAGAAGCACTACCTGTCTCATTGTCGTTGTCCTCCCATTAGAAAGTTTCTCGTTTGTCGTGTTTCAGGTAGAGTTTGCCGTCGAAGGCAACGTACTGACCGTCGTAGAGATAGTCTAACTGGTCTACCTGTTCGGCATCCAGCACCCGGTAACCGGACTGTATCAGAGCGTCCGTGTCGACCGTTGTGGTGGTGTGGATGAACAGCCGATACGGTTGACTATAGGCGTTCTGTGGTTGTTCCGTCCACACCCAGACGGCGTACGGTGGTTTCTGGTGCACCGCATCGCGTAGCGAATCCAGTGCGAACCGTCTGGGGTGTTCGGGTGTCACCGTCATTGCCACCACTTCCGACCGCTTTATCTCGTCAAACGGGTCACCCGGTGTGGGGTCTGGGGTGACGGTGATGGTCTCACCTTCAGCACCCACCCACAGACCCTCGTTGTCGATGGTGGCACCGCCTTCGAACAGGACGATGCAGTATGCCACCAGAGGGTGAACCTGTGTCAGCCGACGCCGACTGCTGAACCGATAGACCGCCTTCTCGTTGAGCCGTTTCGCGTCCTGAAGAGCCTTCCGTTTGGCGTTTTGACCAGTGTAGACGGCTACGCGGTCTACCCACAGGATGGTCTCGTCCTCAATCCAGAACCCGATGGTGTCTGCTGCGTCTTTCAGCTCTGCGTTAGCGTAGGTCAGGAACAGCTCATAGGACAGGACATCCTTTGCGATGGTACCGTTGCCTACGCAGTAGCCGACCACAAACTCTAAACGAGAGTAAAGAGCGTAGGCGTTTTGAGCCGTACGACGAATGGCAACGGCTACGTGTTGACCATCCCAAACGAGAACGGCACCAGACAGCACCAGCTGCGCTAACACCGTCACAGCACCGTAAGCGTCAGCTGCAGTGTCTTTGTAAAAGCCGTCGGTCAGATGCGATAGCCGTACCACGTTGTCGTCGATGTTCTGTTTGGACACGACCAGATACGAGACCGGAACAGCTGCATCGTGTCCGTTGTAAGCAATCAGAACAGCCTCGTCGTTTTTGAGATGTGCCCCGTAGTCCAAAGCGTTGCGAATGGACTTCACGGCACTGTCGATGGTGTTGAGAGAGTGTTTCATCGTTTGGTTCCCCCTTCGCTTAGTGTTCTCTTCATCCATTATCATTATACCACATCTTACGCAAAGGTCAATACCCCGTGAACCATTTTGGGAAAAAACCCGTAAAGCTACGGGGAATGTAAGGTGCGTAACAAGTCACCATACCACTAAACGTGGTGCTACACGTAGCGTATAACGTAGCGTAAAGCGCAGCGTAAACGCCCCGTAATTGCGTCAGAATGGCTCTACAGCCTCGAAACAGTAGACGGTGGACAACCTACCGAGTCCACCAGTTTTCGCGTCTGTAGAGCCAACGTAGGGCAATTATAGGGCACCTGATGTGATACCCCTCGTCTGGTGCGTATTGTAATGTACGAAACATAACCGGTAGGTTGGACAGGTTCGTAGGGTGGGTAGCGGAACTGGTAAAAATAACAGGGGGGGGACAAACCCAATGTGCCCTACCAGACTTTTCTTCCCCAAAGGGTAATATAAATTACAAAACAAAAAACACCCCTCCCATCGGCACCATATTTAGTGCTATATACAGCACTTCATTTGGTGCCGTGTGTTTTTTTGTGCTCTATGGTATCGTCCACCGGGTAGGTGTTTGTGGCGCACAAACATCATCGTTAGCTTAGTCTCCTCAACCAGAGGCTAACGAGTATAGTGCATACGCCTACCGGGTGGCTATGTTACTCGTCCCAAAATTTTTGCAGACGTATTTCTCAGCAGTGTCCAGCAGACCGCTTGTTTTTCGTGGACACGTGTTTGCAGAAGCGACTGGACGGTTTGTCTTAGTGTTCGTTGGGTATGGGTTTGGTTACCCACATAGAGCAGTTGTTCTCTAACGGTTGGGTCTTGGATAGCGTACGTTAGTCCTTCCAGTATCGCTGCTGGTGCTTCTCCGTTAGCGGTCAACAGGTCTACTCCACCGATAGAAGTCATTGCTTTACCCAGTTGTTTTTGTTCAGCTGCAGAAAGTTTTGTATGGTCAATGGCATAGAACCCTTCTCCTACAGGAACGAACGCTTTTTCGGCGATGGTTGGGTGTTTTTGTTTGATTTGGTGGTAGGTAGGTTCCGAAACGGCTAACCACTCTCCATCTTCAGAGACGGCAATATGTTGTTGAACGGTATGATAGTTTTGGATAAAGTCGTTCCACATTTTAGCGATACGTTCTGGGATGTTACGTGGCGGTTTGAACTGTCCTTTAGCAACAATTTCGCTACGTCTTACGGACGACTCTTGTGGCGTTTCGGTACCGAACGCAATACCCAACAGGTTTCCCATAGTTGCTGCTACCGTTTTTTGGACGCCATAGCGTTCTGCAAACGCCCTGTGTCGTCCGTATCCAAACGTAAGCAACACGTTTTCCAACAGCGGACGAACAGTTTCTGGGATACGTTCCGTTTCTCCGTTCAACCAGTACTGTACATACTCTCCGTTTTTGCCCCAAAACGACTCGTCTGGTACGACTTGATAGCGGTTCCCATCCGTTTGGAGAAGCATACCGTATCCATACAGCACACCGCTGAGAAGCTTTTCGTCCATAAGAGGTGCGTAGCGTAGGGTGGTATTACCGAAGGGTATACGTTTCTGTTCTTTTCCGATAATGCGTTGCCACCCAAACATCGACGAACGCTGCCACAGGTCTCGAACCACAGCGGTTTTCATGGGCACCTGTTCCAGAATCGACTGTGACAGACCGGTATGGTCACGTGTTTTGAGCTGTCCTATAGTCGACAGGGCGTATATTCTCGTCTTGGTAGACATCACACTTCTTCCGATATTGTGTAATTCTACAAGGGTTTGTGGGTCATCGTTCTCGACGGTATGGAACGTGATATAGTCTCCTATGCTTTGGACAATCGCTTCTGGAACAGAAGCCACAGAGGGTGTCAGGGCGTCTCGAACGGACTGAAACGCTTTTTCTTTCAGTGTGTTGTTATCGGTATGAATACGTCCGTCGGTACCGATAACGTCCCGAAAGTGTTTCCAAAACGCTTCCATGACGGACGCTGTAGCCATAAAGTTTTCGTACGGGTTGGTTTGTGCAGATGTTCTTCCGAAGCTGCTTCCCATCGCTACCAACCAACGACGCAGCAGACGTGGGTTGGTTGCTTCGTTTCCTAACACCTGATACGCTTTCGCTTCCAACAAAGAGCCGTAGGCTTCATACCACTGCGCTGCCTCTTTACCCAGTTCTGTAGCCAACACGTCGTTGAGCTTCAGCGTATCTGCAGAGTGTGAGCGTATCCACAAAACAGCTGAAGGCACCACTTTTCCGCCTTCTATGGCGTTTTGTATCGCCCACAGCACCTGTGCTCTTTTGGCGTCCACATCGACGTTTCCGTAGTGGTAGCGCAACATGGACGCATACTCGTCGCTCTGGATATATCGCAACAGCTCCTCTAAGGTACGCTGTTTATACGTCTTATCGCGTTCGGGTATAACAACATGTGGTTTCAAACCTCTTCACCCCTTCCCTTCAGCTGTGTAGGCTCTCCACCAATGCTGGGCACCACCTGTTGTCGCTTCATTAGTCCCTCAAGGTTTTCGTTCACCACACGTGGGGTGGCAACACGTGGCGTCTCATCCGTAGCGGTTGGAACGGTGTTGTAAGCGTCAGGTGATAGCTGATGTTGAGGATAGGTATGATAGCCGTACAGCAACCGCTCCAACCGCTGTGGCGTAATTTCGGGGAACACCGGAAACAGTGGCGGTGGTACCGTCTCACTGTCGGCTGCGTTCCGCTGAGCGTTTGCTCTGTTCTTGATGCGCTGTCGAAACGCTGCCATCTCGTTATCCGCCACGACGCTGTCCTCGTCTTGTATGTACTGTCCCGTCAACAGCAATCTGACCAGAAACTCTGCGCTGCGGACGATGTGTTCCAGTATCTGCTCTTTGGTCGTTTCTTGTGGTATCTGGTTGGTCTCGAACAGGTGGTCGATATAGTGCTGCATCATCTCTATCTCGAACGTGTAGTCCCGTTGTGGGTCGAACCCGACGGACGGGTTTTTCCAGTAGCGAACATCGCCACGAAAACCCGACAGCTTATAGACCGTATCCATCGCTGCTTCGGTTTCCATCCGTATTTTGTTGGCGTTTCGAAGATAGAAAGCGATGCGTTCTTTCGCTTCCTGTGGTTTCCCTTGTTTAATTGCGCTTTGATACTCTTTAATTGCAGTGCGCAACAAACGATTTATCTGTTGCTGCTTTTTCTTCAGAGCGTTTTCCGCATAGCGGTCAACGTCTATCATGTAGATGCCGAAAAACTTTGCGATGGGGTCTTCCTGTGCACTAACGCTGTACGCCTTGTTCAGCTCCTCTTCGTCTTTGGGGAACAGTATGGCTTCCTTAAGCGATGGTGGCAGAAGCGGTGCTGCCTCTTGAAGTAGGTACTTCAGGATGGTCTGCATCTTTTCCGTTGGCGGTGCCTCTGGGTTATAGATGGGTTTACCCGTAAACAGGTTGCGGTTGAACAGCACCTCAGATAACGGCACCAACAAACCACCCAGACGCTGTTTCGCTTCGCTCATCCAAACATCCACATCGGTTGGGTTGTTGAGAACCCGTTGGATAGGCAAAAGCACACCGTACGGGAGATAGTAGCTAAGGCTGATGGTCTTTACGCGGTGGGTGTCCTTATCGTACCACGTAAACACGAACGGGTCTGATTTCAGACGCTGTGGCAGCAGCTGCCGAAGGGCTTCGCTCATCTGTTGATACTCCTCGTCCGGGTTGCTGCCCTGAATCAGGTCTACCATCCGCTGACTCTTCTGTATAGCGTTAAGGATGTAGAAAAAGCTATCGTACCGAGAACCGTGTATGATGTTGCCCAAAAGGTTGCTCAGCATCTTATACTCGTAAGTGATGAACGGGAAGATGCCAATATAGTTTCGAAGGAACCGCACTGCTGGTGGGACGTCGTGATAGTCTATCATGTACTTTTCGGCAACCAGTGTGGCAAAGTGGTTGGCGTCCTGTGACAACAGCGTCGGTGGGATATCGAACTCTTTTGCCAACCGCTGTAAAGTTTCGGGGCTGCGCTGTGCGTTTTTCAGTAGGTCTTCTACGGCAAAGTACATCGCCATTTTTCCCATACTTTCGAAGTAGCCACGTATCGCCTGTAGGTGTCGGAACAGCGGTAGGGCAGACAGTTTCCACAAAACCCTGTGGGTGAGAAAACCGCTCTGCTGCTTTTCCATCAGCTCTCTACCAATTTCTGCCGTGTGCACAGTAGCACCCCACACGGAAGGCGTCTGTTCTGCCATGTCCAGAAACGTTTGAGAACGGTTTCGAATGGCTTCGTAAGCTTTATAGTAGTAAAGACCGAGTTTGTACGCCTCGTCGGGACGCCAACCCATCCCGTGTTGTATGGCAAACGTGTTGCTGATGAAGTCTCTCAAAACCGCCATCGGCTGCCACACGACGCTGCTCATTTTCAAAATGGTGTTGATGAAGTCTAACCACCCCTTCCAAACCCTTTGTTCGTCGACGATGCCACGAAGCACTTGGTAAATGAACGGGGTGGTATACTTCCCCTCGATACCGCTAATGTCGTCTATTCGCCTCGTGTGAAGAAGCGTCGGATGGTCAGAAAAGAACGACAGGGACGGCTCCAGTTTGCTGTCCATACCCAACATAGAGCGAATCAGAATGTCGCGTCCCTCTCGGATGGCGTACTCTTTTCCGCCATAGTATAAAACAGCGAAGGGGTTGAGATACTCTTGGATGAGCCGATGGGCGTTGGGCGACAGGTCGGCAATGTGACCGCCAAACAGAGCAGTCAGTGTGCGGTCGATATCGTGTCCCTGTTGTCTGAAGTAGTAGACCCGGTTTGCGTCTTCTACATAGCCGTTGTCTAACAGTCGGTTTTCGATGGATGTCAGCAGAGACTGTGTGTCTTGGTATGAAGAGAAAATCTTGTTCAGCTCTTCCGGTGCTGTTCCTTCCAAGTGTTCGTGAACAACCCTACCCACCACCGCTTTGTACTGGTCGATGAGGTCGTGGGCTTTCGCAAACAGGGTTGTGTCCAACCCCAGTTCGTCCAGTATCCCATAAATGGTTTGTGCTGCCAACCGCTCATTGGGCGGTAAGACCGGTTGGAAGTACGAAACGTCTCCGTTGAGCCATCGACGAACGGTGTCCGACGGTAACGTGTCGATATCTACTCCGCGTTGCACCAGTTCACGAACGATGTTGGTTCGCAAAGCGTGTTCTGTGGTGTAAGCCGACGCACCGCCGGACGTGTGGATAAGCTGTGCCCAGAACTCTTGTGGCTGTTTCAAAACGCTGTCCAACGTGATAGCGATGGGGTAGGAGACGTCACCGAAACAGGATAGCGCACTGAGAACGAGTTCGCCATACCCCATGTCTTTCAGCTCTTGGATGATGTTTTTCAGCTCTACCAGTCCGGTCGCTTCGCGTTGTACGGCTTCGTCGTTCCACGTGTCTATCAGACGACGAAGCGTTTCCGGGTTACGAACGGCTGCCTCAAAACTGAGACCGGTTTGGCGCAACGTCTGCGCTGCATCAGCGATGGGGGCAGTAGCCTCTTTGTCCAGAGTGCGCACCAGAAGTCTGTTCAGCACCTGTCGCTGTAGCTGTTCGGCACCGCTCAGTTCGCTCAACAGGTTGAACATGACCACGTCCGAAACCGCTTGTCGTTCTAACGGGTCGGTCGTGTCCAACAAACTGAGTGCGACTGCTAACCGGTTGCGTTTGCTTTTCTTCAGGAACACGAACTCCCGGTCGACAAAGTCCAGAACGTTCTGGTTGACCGCTACGCCGTACCGCTTCGCCAAACGCTCTGTGCTGAGCGATGGGGTGGGGTCACGGAGAATGCGTTGTGCTAACTCGACACGTTCGCTGTTTTTCGTCAAGAGCAAACGTATCATGGTGTCGGCTGCGGAACCCAACCGCTGAGGAGACAGCTCCGCACTGAGGTCTACATCGGACAACAGACCCGTATGGATAAGCGTTGCCAACGCCTCAGCATTCGTTTCGGTGACCCCATACTCTTTGATGGCGTTGTAAACGGCGTCGACGTCTGCACCCCCCGACGCTTTGCGAACGGCGTCCAGTACGTCCTGTTGTAAGGGCAGACCGGTATGAACAAAAAGGGCTGTAGCGAACGTTTTGCGTATCTCGTCCCGAACAGCAGAAACCGCTTCGGCTTCAGTCATACCACCAGCGATTTTGTTTTCGTAGGACTGTCGAAAATCGTCACGAAGCGACGTCAACAGGTCGACGGCGTCGTCGCCCAGAAGGCGTTTCAGGTTGTCAGGGTTGTTTTCTAACATGTCGGCAACGATACCGCGTCCTTCCATGAAAAACTGTTCTAACCCGTCGCTGATGCGTTTGACCATCTCGATTTTCGCGTTGTACTTTCTGTTAAAGGGCGCAAACATGGTTGCAAACGCCCTACTGGTTCCCGTAAGACCCATACCCACTTTGGCTTCTAACCTTCCTATCTTTTCAGCGATGGTGGAACCGTAAACGGACGACACGTAGCGTGTCAGGGAGTTGTTAGATACCACCTTAGCGACGGAAGAGAACAGGAACCGGTTGACGGGTTGTAACAGCTTAAACGCACCGCCACCGACAAAGTTGAACACCGGGTCGGCGATGTCCAATACGTTCGCTGCGATGGTGGCTCTTTTCTCCGCATCGGTAGGCTCTACCTGAAACTTGATGATGCTGTTACCGCTGTTCTGAAGCTCCCGGAGACGTTTGTCCAGTTCGTAAGCGTTAACGGTTTCTTCGTGTATCTGACCGCGTTCGTCCTGATAAACCACACGTCTGGAGAACCAGTTGCCACCCATGTTCATGTCCCAGTGAAGCAACACCTGACCTAAAAGACCCATACCAGAGCGAATCCGGGTTTGCTGTTGTTGTTTTAACTGCTGAATCATATCGGAAGCTGCCGACTCGGCAGACTTGACACGAAGCTGATACTGCTCTTCACTGATTTCTCCGCTTCGGTACTGTAGGTATGCGTCCAGCTTTTCTATCTGTTCCCCAACCAACGTTCCAAAGCTGCTGATACCGGTCACAAACGATGAGGAAACCCTGTTGTATATCGCACCAAGTGCTGAAATAGCCGGTTGGGCAACGCCTAACGGTAGGGAAGCCAAACTGGACACGGCTGCTCCAAACTTACCCCAAAACCCATACTGCGCAACGTTTTGGAGAACGTCGTTGTAAGTGCTCATCAGCGAAGTGGGTGGGGGTTCGCCGTTGAGGAACGACTGTGTCGCCCTGTGAACGTATGCGCTGAGCGATAACGGGGCTGCAATCAGTTTGTCCAGAAAGCCGACAGGTGCTGTCTGGTCTTGTTCCACCTCTCCCATGTTGCGCCCCTGTTGCATCGCTTTGAGCCACAACCTGTACTGTTCCTCGTTCAGCTTCATCACATCGCCCCCTTCATTTCCACCGCTGCGGTGCTATCCCTAACGTTTGGGCAGAAGTGCTTTGTGGCGCACTTGGTTTCGGTTTCTGGTTGGACAGCTTCTGCTTCTGCTGCTTCTCGTAACGCAAAATGTCGCGGTAGATGAAAAACATGTCCAGTCCCGTGTGCTGAACACCGGTAAAGGGAAGAACAGCACCTTCTTTGTTATCGTAGGTGTAGTAGATGGGCAGTTCGGCAATGCCGGTCTGTCTCAAAATGTTTACCGCTTCGTCTTGAGTCAGAACGCCGTTGTCCACATCAGTAGCTAAGCTGCGGAAAACCTCTTTGACGGGTGCCGAAATCATGTCCAGAAAACGGAAACCAGCGGTGCGTCTATCGGTCGGGTTGCCCAACGAAGCACCACTCGTTGCAAAGTGTTCCAAGTTGGTTCTCAAAAAGTTGTATGCCAAACCGAAACGGACACCATAGTAAGCGGACGCGGACAGTAACTTGTCGCTACCTTTGGCGGAAGCGTATCGGCTCTTGAGAGACTGCAGGTCGACTTTGGCGGACTTCAGCTGACGATATACGTCGTTAGAGTACTGCCGATAGGCGTTGGATATCTTGTCGGGTGCTGCCGTCAGCACTGTGCGTTCGTCCAGTCGGGGTGCCGGAACGTTGCTCACAAAGCCCAACGGGTCGGTAGCGACGGCTCTGAACACGTCCAGCTGCTGCTCCCGTTGTGCTGCGCCCACCACCGCTCTGCGCACACCCAACAGTTTGACCTCGTTCTGAAAACGCTGTTGCTGCAGTGCGCTTTCTACCTTACCCTTCTCCCTGATTAGCTCCTTTTCGGCTGCCGTTCGGATTTTGGTTTCGGCACCCACCATAGCGGTTCGGGTCTGTATCGCCGACGATATCTCTATCGCTTTGCGCTGTAAGGCTCCGCGTAAGTACTCGTTGACGGAAGGGTTGTCGGCGATGGCGTTGCCGAAACGCTGTCGAACGAGTCTCATGTACTGGTTCACATGGACGTCGCTGACCGAAGGCATCTGAAAGTCTTTGACCATCTCGTCAATGGCTGCAAAGACCGGAGTCAGGTTGATAGACGATAGCACCTCGTCAGGGGTGACGGTTCGCCCTACGATGGCACTTACTTCCTGAGCAATCTGTTCGGGTGGTTTATTCTGCTGCATCCCTTCCAGTGCCCTCTGCGCTATCAGCTGCTGCGCTTTGTAGTTGTAGTCCAGTCGGTTGATGGACTGAGACAGGTTGTGCGCCTCTTGTGCCATCCTGAGCTGTTCCTGTTGCATCAGCAGACGCTCCTCATCCATCCTCTGTTGGTGCAACAGCTCCGAAAGCCTCATCTGACGGATGATGTTCTCCTTTTCAGCTTCCGCCTTTTGTAGCTGCTGCCGTTTCTCCAGCTCCTGTTGTGCTAACTGTCCCTGTAACAGACCGACAAGAAGGGCTAAACCGTCGTTCACGACACATCACCCCTATTTTCCTAACATCTGTCCCAACACGTTGCCCAGAGCAGAAATGAGAGTGCCCCTGTATTCCTGTTGGGCTTTTTGCCACTGCACCTGTTGTTCGCGTTGCGCTGTTAGCAGGTTGCCGACACTGCTGAACATCGAACCCGTAGCGTTTGTTAGCGCAGAGAGCACAGCTGGGTCGAACTGCATACCCATCAGCGACTGGGCTAACTGTGCACCTCTCAACAACCGGTCGTACTCCATCTGTTGACCCTGTGCGATGGCGTTCATCAGTTGCTCTTCCTGTGCGTTCGCTATCAAACGTTCGGCGTCGTCTGGGGACAACCCCATCTGGACAAGACGACGCACCCCTTCAGCTGCTCTGCGCTGCTGCTGCCTCATCATCTGTCCGAAAAACCACAGGTTGCGAAAGTCCAAAGGCTGACCCGTTTCGGTAAAACCGAACCCCCTAAGGGCACCGGTCACAGCAGACTGGGCTATGGGTAAGGCGGACAGGAAACGTTGGTAGTTTTCCTGTTGTATTCGCCTCATCTCCAACAGGTTTTGCGTCTGTTCTCGAAGAAACTGTTTTTGCGCTGCAACCAGTTCGGGGTCTATGGGTGGTGGCGACGGCGAACGACGTCTACCGCCAAACAGCGCACCCGCTACCGCACCAAGACCGGCTGCCACTAAGTTGAAAGGCATAACACATCACCACCTATATCCCAGCAATCGCCGAGTTCGCTGCAGACTCTGAAAGGTAGTTTTTGAGTTCGTATCGGTAGTACTTGTTCGACACGACTTCCAAGTCTACCCACTGATGGGTGTTAACGTCCCAAAACCTTCTTTGTCCGCCGGTAGCAGACAGGGCGGTTTCTACGGTTTTTTGTTTGTTAGCGTTGGCGGATAGGGCGTTAAGCACCGGTTGGCGTTTGGACAACGTGTTCATTTTGGTGTTGAGCGTTGACCTAAAATCAACGTTCGGGTCGCCATATTTTACCGCCACAACGTTCTGACCCCAAGAGATATACCAAACGGGGGCTTCCGACGGAAGATACTCGTTGGGTATGTTTTTCGCAACGGGTTCTAACTGGTCTGCTACGTCACAGTAGACTTCCGGTAGAAGGTCTTTTAACCAGTTGTGAACCTTTTCGTAGTCGTCGCTGCCAACAGCACCTGTGGGGAAGCGGTTTGTTTTGCTGTAGTTCCACAAACCCCTGAGTACGTTGTCTGGATACCGTCGCCAATTAGCCACCGCTACAGGATAAAAAACACCAGCAACCGTCGTCGCGTATGCGTTTGGGTTGTTCTTGATGTCCGCTAACTGTTGTTCATAAACGGTTCTGTTAGAACCGGTTGGAAAGTTATAAGGCGTTTCGCCCATCAGCTGACCGCTAACCACCTCTGTCTGTCGCATACCGATAATAACCATCATACGTTGTTTTATCTCTATGGGCAGAGCGTTCCACCAGTTAAAAACACCCAACGGTACTGGAAAAACCAATCCATTTACCGACACGTTTCCGCTTCCTGTGTGGTTTCCTATCTGAGACTTCAGTGTGTTGACGATGTTGCTTCTCTCTGTAGGCGACAACGGCATAGAACATCACCTCAACAGGGACGCTAACAGGAACGCCCACATGAAGTCCTCTTTGTTTCTGCCGAACAGACCGCGTTCTTCTTTCTTCTGTTCGGGTTGCAGTCTCGTGTGGTGACGCATCAGCTGCTGATAGGTGTCTTCGTCGATTTCTCCGCTGCGAAACATGTCTTCGATAGCACCAGAGATGGCTGCATACCGTCTTTCTTCAGGAAGAGACGCATAAAACATCGCAATGTTGTTGTACAAAGTCATGGCGTCCCTGAAAGACGACTTCTTTGGTGCAGCTTTCGCCCCTTCCGTCTGGGTACCGGTAGCGGTTGGTGCAGCGGTGGGCGGGGAGGTTGGCTGTGCAGCAGACGCCTTTTGTTCCAGTGGCTTCATGTCTTGTTGGGGCACAGCATGTTGTGTTGGGTTCTCACCGGGAACAACCTCAAACCTGCCCAAACGTGTGTTAAAATAGACCTTTGGCAAACCGTCTGGGCGGTTCTTAACCGTCAACCCCTTTGATGCACCAAAGTCACCAAACGCTTGTCGTCTGAAGTAGTCTAAGACAACGTCCGTCGGTAACCAGTTCATATTAGCTTCTACGTATTCCGGTCTATAAGGTGGCATCGTTCATCACCCCCACAGTGTGTTTTAGTAACACGATATCTTGAAAAACGGTAGGAGATAGCAGTTGTCTGGTCGTGTTCCGACAGACTCTGCGCTGCGCCGTCTCTGTATGCGTACCACACAAACAAAACGCCGACTGGTGCTACCCACAGAGAGTGTGACTGAAGAGTTAGCGTGGGCGTGACCCGTCGAACCTGTGGTGGTGGTGATGTCGCTCTGCACACTACTCACAGGGTTAGAAGACGACGCCGTAAAATCATAAACATAAAAGGTCAAACGCCACAGATAGCTAAAGCTGTTCTGTCCAACGATGTGCATGTCCCACTCAAAACGAAGGTTGTTTAAAACGGGTGTGCCCACCGCAAACAGTGCTGCGATACCTAAATCCACGTAGAAATCAGACTGTGTTGATTCTGTAGACAACACCTGAAAGTTCAAACAGGGCAGCGCAAAGTAAGGATGTTTCGTTACAACGATGTCGTTATTGGTCGCACTGACAACCTTCCCTGTTACATCCAGTTCAGGAATGTAGGCACCGTTTATCTGTCTAAAATCTCCCAAATAAGACGAACCGTCGTATCGGTTGATGAGAAACGCAGACGATGCGTTTTCGAGAGCTATGGGTGCGTTTGTGTTCAACACGTTTGTTCCAGAAACAACGCCGGTGTTCAGTCTGTGTTTGTGGTTTAGCGGTGCTGCTCCGCTGACAAGGTCGCCACCGCTGCTCACCACCTCAACGGTCGTTGGAGTGGTTGTTCTGATAAAACCGATGTAAGATGTGTTTGTGCCACGAACGCCGACACGAAAGTTGGACTCTTCTAACCACACCTCACCGCTAACGGGTGATGATGGTGTGGTGGTCTGGATAGACTCTTGGGCAATCCAAACGGTGCCGTTATAGGCATATAGCCGACGTTGGTCTGTACGATAGAACAGCGCACCGGTTTGGGGGTTGGACGGGAACGAGGTGCCAAACTGAACACCGCCACCGCCACCGGTCTCTACCCACTGGGTGCCGTTCCAAAGATAGAGCTTCTGTTGGTCGGTACGGAAAAACAGCATACCCGTAACGGGTGCGGACGGAAACGAAGTGCCCAAACCGGCTTTGTCGGTCTCCGAAAGCCACTGGTTACCGTCCCAACAGTAAAGCTTTTTCTCGTCCGTTTTATATACCAGTTTTCCCTTTGTCGGCTGTGTCGGTAACGACGAAACCGCATCGACTGCGCCTACCAAGTACCAGTTCGTTCCGTTCGAAACGTACAGCTCCGCAACGTTGCCCACGATATAGTACCCCTCGTCCACAACGGGGGACGGCAAAGAAGTAACCATTCTCAGCGGTTGGGCACCGCCTCTTCCGCTGCTGCCGAAAGCCTCTTCGTAGTTCGTCGTGACAGAAACCACCTTCGTCTCTGTGCGCTTTGTTTCTACCTTTTGGGGTTTCGGTTTGCGAAAGAGACGCTCCCACATCCGACGCTCATCGTCTGCTTTGATACCCAAAAACGGAAACGGTCTGCGGTTGGGCATCAGAAATCACCCCACACGTTGTCTTTGTCGCCGTACTCTTCTATCTCTACCATCGCAAAAAGCAACCTGACGCGGTTTCGTACATACTCTCTGCTCTCCAAAGCCGTTCCGTTGTTGTAAACCACACCACCGCTAACCGCGTCGATGTTCCAAACCAAACGAACGATATAAGCCTCACTGGGCGGAACGTTCACGTTCAAAATAACGTTTCCGTTTTTGAGCGAAAACGGCTGAACAAAGTCGGGTGCGTCGCCGTTACCCCACTGTGGGTAGTTTCCTTTGGTATACACTTTAAGCGTTGCTGGGGTGGGCGAACCCACTTTGCTGAAACGGAACCATACCCGTTTGAGCAGTATCTGTCCGCGTCCTTCCTGAGCAAAAACAGGGGCGAATACGACGTCTGCCGTTGCACCGAACCGGTCGGCAACGGCGATTTCCGTGTCGTCATACGGCGGAACCAGTCCGCTTATCGGGGACGCTTCCACACTAAATGACGTTGCAGAGTTGGCTTCGGTTCCATATCTGATGTTTTCTATGTTCACAGAAGGAATGCTGGGCATCATCCACCACCCACAAACGGTCTGAGCGTATGGAAACCGCTGACCGTGAAGTCTTTTAGGTCGATACGCAGATACTCCATACCGAATCCGACAGCGGGAACAACATACAGCAAAACGTCTAAATATGTCTTATCGGTTTCGAACAGACGTACCACAATGGGCGAACGTAATCGCCCCCTGAAAACCTCTCGAAGATTGATGGGTAGCCTCATCACCTCTTCCTGTGGGGTAATGATATAAGCGTTGGTGGCACCGAACACTAACAGGAAGTCCTTGAGCTGATGCACAGAGTATCTGTCGTAAGCAGTGGGCAACGAAGTGGGAACAACGAAAAAGACGCCGTTGTCCTCAACGATGCGATACACTTTTCGTGACCCGAACGCCAAAACGGTTGCGCCTATCGATACCATCTTGATGATGGGTTCTTCGGTTTGAACGATGCCACCCAACAACGAGTTGTCCAGACCGAGTTCCAGTGCCGGTGTAAAAGCTAAACTGTTGACGTTGCTGATATAGACCTTATCACCCGACGCAACGTAAACGCGGTCTAAGTGGAACACCGCAGAAGAGGGTGTGATAGACGGCAACATATCGTTATATCGCCACATGGGTTTGCCCAGAAAGTCTACCGGATTGTTGTCCGTATAGCTCCAACCGGCGGTGGCGTTCAGTTCCGCTAACAGGATGTATTCACCAACCGTTTCGACGAAACGATAAACCCTGATTTTATCAGCACCGGATGGTATGGACGTTTCTAAACCCCACAGCTTTGGCACAGAAACGTCTCCACCAATCGCGGTCGGGTCTGGAACGAAAAACCCACCGCTAACGGGTGATGGTGAGCTTTCAATGTTCAACAGAGAGTTATAGTAGGTGTAGCAGTAGCGAAACTCTATGGTATCTATGCCCACCGCAGACGAACCGAACACCACAGGTGGAGTGGTAGGTGCCGGTAAGCCTAACGAGATGGTGTTCCAAACCCCGTTGTTGTAATAGACCAACAACACCCGTTTGGTGCTGTCCGCCGTGTCGCTAACCCACAGAAAGCGTAAAATGTTATTGTAAGACGGTAACGGAACAAGGTCGTTGTTGGCTGCACCGGTACTGGAAAGGTCGATAATGTTCGTCACCCCACCGCTGCCCACAAAGTATAAGCCCTTTTGAGCTACGCATAACAGACCACCCAGTTGCGGTACATAAACCGTTTTCAGCAACAGATTGGTAGAAGATAGGAGTGGGTTGAACGTCAAGGACGACGAACCGACAGCGAAAAGAGTATCTATCTCTCTAATCGCTTCGCCGTCATAGAAAACGTTTTTCAGACGCAAAGCCGTGTTGGGCTTCGCGTCCAAAACGGTCGGCTCCATGTTTAGCGTTTGTGGGGTCAGCTGTACCCACATCTTAGCTAACCACCTCACTGTAATAAACCATTAGACCCACCACAAAAACCTGTCCTGTGGTGGTAGCGTTGGAACGCACCCTTAACATGGTACCGCGTGACGTTGGATAGGCAGTGGCACTAATTATGAAAGTATCTATTTGGTTAGCGTTAACGTTAACGCTGCTCAGTTGTGTCCATGTGTTACCGCCAAACGTGTTGTGGTCTACATAAACCGTCACGTTAGACGCCGAGTTGTTCACAATGAACAGCACAAAGCGGGTGGGGGCATAAGATTTATGAAGGTTTGCTTGGGTCGCAGAATAACCCAACAGACCATAAGCGTACTGGTTGTTGTCGATAGGAAACGCTGCATACTGTATGCCGTTGATGGTAAGCTGCGTAGGTGCTGCCCCCGTAGGAGACCGTAACGCCACCTCGTGTTTCATCAGACGCAAACCGCGTTCGAAACCGGAACGCAGAAAAACGGACACCCGAAAGGTGCTTTCGCTAACGATGTTGTAATCGCCATAAACATATGTTGGTAGTGTGGGAAGAGAGCCTTCAGTAAGTCTAAAAATACGAACGTCGTTGAAAACCACATAGGACGAAGAGCCGACGCTTATGTTTACGTCTTCCAGAAACGCATCGTTAAGCCAAACCTTTGCGTTACCCGTACCTAACAGACTGAATATACCGTTATAGCCGTCTAAAATTAACATGTCTGTGGGTGATGTATTGAAATATATCGACGAGTAGAACGCAATGTTGCTTTTCGGAATGGTCGTATCGCGAATCAGAAGCTTAGTAATAACATCTCCAAGTTGACCGGTTTTGATGTGGTCTATGTAGATGCCGTGATAACAGTTCAGTATCTTGTTTCCTTCCAAAAACAGTGTAACCCAGTCCGTAGCCACCCCGTTCGGTTGGAAAATGTGTATTCCGCTACCACGATGGTATGTGGTTGCTGCATAGGTGCTCTCAAAAGTGGCTTTGTTCGTGTTCCACAGGTTGGTGTAGTTTATGCCGTCAACGGTGTTGTTGAAAATGTAAATGTTCGTATAGCACCTACGGTTCGGGTCAGTGATATTGTCCATCTGAACTTGTATACCGCTACGGAAATAGTTCATCACAACGTTGTTGGCGATGACCCACCTGACCGGGTTTTGGTTGCTGTTCGTGATGGTGTTATTCAGCGGTGTAGGAAACACTCTTAGCCTCATGGCGATACCGTATCCGTCCGCTGTCATGTCACCGCCTTCAAAGTCGGTATCCACATAAATAAGGTTGTCCGCAATGAGCAGGTGCCCAAAAAAGAGGACTTCTATCGCCATACGATAACAGTTGCGAAAAACGTTTTTCGCTACCACTGCGGACGGAATACGGTCGTTGAAAAATGTGTTTCCGGTAAAGCGTACGCCGATGCCGTTTTCAAAAGAACACTGCTGCACCACCAAAGACTTGGGACTGTCTGGGATGATGTGCGCAAAAAATGCATCTTTCTGTGTGGACGTGTTTCTGAAAACACACTTGTTGAAAGAAGCGGTGCAGTGGTAGGGCGGTGCGATATTCACAAAAACCTGTGCTAACAACGGACTGACGGCTGAGTAGTTCGACTCAAAGTAGCTGTCCGACACATAATAGTTGCCGTCGCTGTCTACATCGGGTTGCAAAAACGCTCTCTGGTTAATGAACCTCGAACGTGTAATGTATCCGTTCTTGGTGAAGATGCGATATCCCAACGGAGAGTTGAACACCGGTTGAGAGATGGTCACCCTGTCCCAGTACAACACGTCTGACTGGGTTTCGATAGAACGGACGGAACCGCTGCCGGTAGACGTGATGTTCAAACTCACACCGCTAAAGATGATTTCTCGAAAATCTTTCAAAACTACAGGATAGACGGTAAACGACGTAGCGTTGTAGGTAATAGAACAGTCCTTAAGGAAAACGACGCCCTGTCGTGGCGTTGTGCGGTTGGTCACCGAAAAAACGTTATAGTTTCCGTTAGCGACGAACTGAACGTCTTCAGCGTAGAAGGAAGACGAACCGCTAAACAGGATGGTACCCGTAACGGTAACGGTTGCGCCTTCACCCCATAACACCACATCGGAGTTGTAGGTAGCTGCGTTCCAAACGTAGTTGCCTTTGGGCAGATAGACCACACCGTTCAGGTTTTGGGCTTCCGCAATCGCGTCGTTCAGTGTGTCGTATCCGTTGGCGTTAACAATAAACGTTCTGCCCATCACCTTCATGTCGTTCACACGTCGGAAGGCGGTACGCAAAAACAGCTCCCAGTCGAACAGCTCTGTGCTGTCTGGAGAGTAGGGTGACGGTATGGGTATGTTAAGCGGTTGGAGTATCTCCATAGAACCACCTTCTGTAGCTCTCTGTCGGTTGGAAAAACCGATGGGGCGACGGCTCACAGATTCGCAGACCGTCATAAAACACATACATAAACAGGAACGCCAAGTCGCTCATCTTCCAGTTCCGTAGCTCCGAAAGATATAGCATCTTCCGATAACAGTGTTGGGGTGGCGGAAACAAGATGCGTACGTCTGTCAACGCAACAAAGCGATAGTGGGTGGGGGAAGAGCCACCGAACCACCTTCTGGTATCTTGTGAGTAGTCAAAATAGAACCGCACCGCACCGCACCACCTTACTGTGCAGAGACTCTGTTACGATACGTTTCGGCTACCACCGCACCGTAAACACCACGAAGCTGAAACTCCACATAGTTCTGTAGCTTCGTAATCCACAGAGAAAACTCCTCATCTAACACTTTGCTGCGCAGCAACGCATCCTCACCGCCAAACGCTTTGAGCAACAGCGACGACGCCAACACATCCACCATCCGGGTAAACGCCTGAGGTAGTCCGTAAACGGTGTCTGTGTTGTTGACCAACGGTGGGGGCGACACAAACGAGTGAACTTCCAAAGCCATTGCAGACGACGTCTTGAAAGGTTTATCCACCAACAACACACCGCTGCGCACAGAAAACGAAGACGGGTCTTCGGTTGACGCAGTCAGAGGTGGGGTGGGGTTAGCGGTAGCCTCGATGCTCACGTCGGTCTTCGGTTCAAGGGCTTTCCATCCCTGACTGCCCACCAACCGAACAGGGGTGTTCGCTGCCCAAGACTGTGGAGATGTTCCGTCCACACCGCGTGTCAAACCGGTAAAGGTGTTCGCCGTCTTGTTGGTGTAAGACACTATCTCATAGGTGTCGGCACCCAAAAGAAGTTTACCAGACAGCGGAAACCCGTCCGTGTTGGTTACGGTAAGTGTCGTGTCGTTAGCGTTGGCTGCTGCGGTAAGCTTCACCGAAACGAGAGGGTAGAACCGACAAAACACAACATGAATGATGTCCGACGGTAGGGTCAAAATGCGCTTCGATTTTACCGTATCCAAGTAAGAATAGACGAACGCAAACGGAGACAGCGAAGAGATGAGCTTCACTGCGCTGTTGATAAAATAGGCGATTTTCGCATCGTCGAAAGGTACCGACGACGTGATTCGGGTTATCAGTCTGACGTTGTTAATGTAGTCGGACAGCGTCATTCCATCACCCCCAAACCGTAAAACGTAGTGCTACGCGAAGCGTAACACGTGTTGACCGCTCAAACGTTGTCGCCACACTACCCGGTTTTCGTGTCGTAACCACTCCAAGTGCGGTAGAAGTTCGAAACGAAGAAAAACGTTTTTGAGCTTCTCCAGTCTATCCAGTCTTGTGCTGATGTCCGGTTTGTCTTTTTGCGGTTCCCTTCCCTTCCACCACGTCTTCGGAAGCGTTTTCACATCGTAGAGAGAATACTCGTCAAAACACTTTTGCCACAGCTCCAGAAGCAGCTGCTGCGTCCTTTCGGGTTGAGCGTAGGCTGAAACGATGTCATGAACCAGTTTGGCATAGATGACGTTATCTCTTCGAGAACGTAACGAGTTGCCTTTCATGACCAGTTCGCCATCTTCCGTCCAAAGCGCATAGTTCTTTTTCTTCACGAACAGACCGGAACGGTAACGCTTCAGCTCCGTTTGGAAGCCTATCGCCTGTTCCACCCGACGCTGCGCCTCTTCCGCATCGCAAAGCGCAGTGGGGGTGGGGGTAAAATAGATGCCGTCGGTGTCCATCTCCACCACCTTGTATCCGCACTGTTCCAAAACAGACGCCATACGACGGATGATGTCTCGTCCGATGGCGGTCACTTCCGTCGCTGCTTTGGGGTCGGAGTAGTCGAACGACGAAGCCAAAAAACCGTAAAGGCTGTTAATGAGTATCTTCAGTGCCCTTTGGGTCTGCTCTTTGCCCTGTCGCTTCGCTTCCAAACGTTCGTTCAGCAACACACGAACCATCTCCGGAAAGACGCCCCACTTGTCCCAACGAGGGACGATGTGTTTTACCATGATGTGCGGATACATCGAGACCACATCAATATGGTAAACGGGGGCGTAGAAACCGCTTTCGACAACCACCAGTCCGCCATCATACTCGACAGTCTCTTCTGGTGGCGACGGTAGCACCTTTGCACCTAACCACGTTTTCAAAAACAGGTTGCAAAGAAACCCAAAACCCGAATAGATGTGGTAAATGTCGATGGGAATGTACTTTCGCAAACCGAAAAACCAGTCGGTAACATACGTGAACAACCGTTCCGTGTCCAACAGGTCGTAAAGCAGATAGTCCCAACGCTCTTCGTCCCTCACGTCATGAAACTTCTCGTGTCGCTCTAACTGGGAGATGCCCCACTCGGCAACAACCTGTTTGAGCGAATAGCCACCCAAACGTCCACCCGTTACCACGTCCATACGCTTTGTCAGCGGATACAGGTCAACAACCGGACAGAACCATACACCGTTGAGCGTATGAACGCGAATCTCTTCATCTTCCATACCTACCCGGAACTTTCGCTGTTGAGTAGAAAACGGAAACTCTGGTAGCACTTCGCCGTTGTTCTTGAGATACTCCCAACGCTTCTTCAGGTGTGTGATGTCAAAGTCGATATTGTACCCCACCACCGCGTTCGGCTGTGTCCACTGTATCAGCGCAACGGAGAGGGGGGCGATGACGGACTCTTCGCCTTCCAAAAGGATGGCTGCGTCGCGATGCTTTATCCCAACCATCACTACCCGGTCAGACGCCTCTAAACCCGTCGTTTCGATGTCGACGATGGTCGGGTCTGGGTCGGAAACCATCCAAGACGTAGCTAAACGCACCGTTGCAACGCTGTCGATACGTCGGTCGCGATGGTTGTTTTTGTTGGTGCCCAAACCATAATAACCGCCCTCGTGGTAAACCACCTCGTGGTTCCCGTGAAATGTTGTGCTGTGCGTATAGTGCAACGGCGGTAACAGGAAGGCGTTGCCGTTGTCGGTGATACAGGTGTTTTTGTCCACCTCTAAAACGTTCATCGTCTGACCCCCTCAGTATTCGTAAGGCAGTCCTAACGACTGTTTATGTGCGTGTGGGCACATATAGTATACCGAACACCTGTTAGGATGACACGTCCGCTGTGACGTGTTAGGCGGAAGATACTCAAACATCTCGTACTCCAAAACGGTTCCTATCCTGTTAAATAGACGCAACATCCAACCTAAAAGTTTTGTGTTTTCTTCAAACGGAAACCACTTTTCTTCTGTTGTACCGTCGCTCTTAAAGAAGTATAAACAACCCTTGTCTACAGCAATATCGTTCCCCTTGAGCAACCACGAATATAACACCACCTGTTGCGGTGTGTACTCCCCTATCTTGTTCGAACTCTTCAGGTCGATGATGAACGCACCGGTGGGCGTATAGGCAACAACATCTATCACACCCAACACATCATACTCTCCGGTGCTGCGCTTCACCTCTTTTTCCGTCTCACAGCGCACCACGTGGTGGTTTCGACAAAACGCTAACAGCTGCTCATACCAAACATCCAAGTGCTTAATATCCTGAACCGCCTTACGCACATCGAACCGAAAAAACCGCTGACCACGTTTGTTTTCCAGTATCGTGTCGACGATGTCGTCCAAACGAACATCCTCACCGTTAATATCGCGTCTTAGTCTTCGCTCCATATACTCGTGGATGTACAGACCGCGAATCTGTGGCACAAACACTTCCAGTTCCGGTTGTGTCTGCAACAGCACCAAACGGTAAGGACACTGTAGATAGTTAGTCAGCTTAGAAAACGACAGATGCATCGCTCACCTCATAGCACCAACCGCAACGCCTTTTTCGCTTCGGACACAAACCTGTCGCTGCGGTGCGTTATCGCTAAAAGCACAGACGACACGAAACGGTGAACATCCGACTCGTTAACCCGACGGTGACGAAAACTTTCGCTCAACAGCTCCGGTTCGTGAAGCCGTTCGATGTCCAACACGAACTCCTCTATCGGAACAGTCTCGTCGGACGCATCCTCATCATCACCAAAGGATACCGCATCGTCCAGTGTTTGCACCACCAACAGGGTTGCATCCAATTCGTGTGGGGTGGGATTCTCATACACAACACCGTGACGACGCAAAAACGAACGGAACACCCTTTGCGGTTCCTTATAGCGTTGGGGGGTGGCGATGACGGGGTGGACGCCCAGTGCCGTGAGGAACATCCCACACAAACACCCCACCGTCTGACACAACGTGGCGTTTTGGGGATGCGGACGCTCTATGAAAACCAAAGGCGGATAGACGAGATACCTGTCCACAATGGTCTCTATCGCTAACAGCATCTCGTAGGTGGTGCCGTAAATGGTTGTCCAACCGACACCGCCATCGTTGGTGACGAAAAAGACACCGGTTCCAGAACGTTTCCCGTCCGCCTTTGGATGCCTATACGCCGAAAGCTTTTCCATCAGCTCACTGACGCGAAGAGACGCGATGCGACGGGAAAAGACTTTCCAGACCACCTCGTCGTTGGAAACGGTGCTGATAAGCCCCGTGTGGTTTGCCGGGTCTAACGCCAAAACGTTGCGTATCGGAAACTGCTTAGCGTTTGCGTATCGTATCTCCATCGTCTCAACCCCTTCTGGGACGGCTCTCTGTTGCCCCTACGTTGGCTCTACAGCGTCTTTTGGTGGGCACTACGACTGGTTGTCCACCCACCCCCACACTTTCGTGGCTGTAAAGCCAACGCGGGGCAATGACGGGGAGGTGTCGCTACGCCCTCGTTGCACCGTCGCGTCTGCTTCCTAAACGCTCATCCAGAACGCGACGAATGGTGTTCGCATCGTCCATCAGCTCTTCCAGAATGTCTTCTGTAGGCGGAACAAGACGGGTGAAGACGGTTATCTGCTTTTCGGTATAGTCCGGTGCCAACCCCTTAATGTACCGCACCACGTCTTCTATCGTTCCGCCGTTCCACTCTATCCATCGCTTCTGGTTTTCGTTCAGAGTGTCGGTCTTCTGGGCTTTGCTCTGCGCCGACTCTGAGCTGTTGCTGCCGAAGAAAAGCACAGGTTCGTTCGAGTGGAGTGCCTTCTCCAGTGCTGCTAACGGTTCCACATCGTAGCGATAACCCCCGTTGTGCTTCTCTCCGGTGATGAACACCTTCGGCAGATGGTAGAGATAGCGTCCCAGACCGAGATGGGAGAACACTCGACGCAAAGCGTCGGTGGCTGCGCTTTTGTATCCCTCTGCGCTCTCGTCGTCAGCATAACCGAAGTCCTCGTAAGAGATGACAACCCCGTCGCCCAAGTAGATGAACAGGGTTGCCTTCACCGTGTAACCCTTCGACGACGGAATGGGTTCCAGTGTCCACGTGACCGCAGAACCCAACAGCTGCTGCACACGTTCCACGATGCGCCTCAGGTCAACGTAGTACGCTACCCAACACCCCTTTTGGGTAAAGGCGATGGGCTTATAACTGTGCGCCTCGACAGGGAACGGTTCGCTCAGCAGTCGAACGATTTCCCGAAACTTGTTGATGTGCTCCTCGTCCTTCTCTGACCAAGAGAGAGAAACGCTCTGTAACTCGTTGGTCAGAAGCATCTGGTTGGTAGTCTGTTTTGCCATGTCGAATGACCCCCTTTGTTTTTTTTTTTCTTGTACGCACCACACTTTTCGTCTGGTGCACTCTATCTATACCACAAGACTTTTGTGTTTGTCAAGTGGTTTCGCTACCGGTTCGTGTTTTTCCGGTAATTCTACGGTGTATTTCGTAAAAGACGCTGTTAGCGTGTTGGGCTGCGTCGTTGGGATTGACGATGCTTATCAGCTCTACGCCAACCATCGTCTCACCAGAAGGAAACTTTCGCTCTATTTTTGACCTGAACGGAGTAAAATACCGTACCAGTCGGTCTGTGTACTCTTCTATCGGGTTGAGTATCACCAACGGAACCGTGTAACGGTTCAGAAGGTAGCGTATCACTTGATGCATCATCACACCAAACCCGTCGCTACCAAAAGGCTCTTCTCCCCATCGCTGTTGAACATACTCTTCCCACTCCCTTTCAAAGTTTCCGAACAGCGGTTGGAAGGGGTTGATGAGCAAAAGATAGTAACCCTCGACGTAAGCGTAGTGGCTCCACTGGAAAACGTGATGCAAAAGCGTAGCGGTGGGGTGAGGGGTTTGGATGGTAGGATGCACCCTTACAGCAAAGTGTTTGACCAACGGACGCGGAACATGGATGGGTAAGTCTAACTCGTCCACGTTGTAGCCGTCCATGATGACAACCACTTTGGGTGCTGCAGTATTAGTCTGCTCTATAGGCTCTAACAGCATTTTGTGTCTAAAGCTCAACATGTTTCAACCCCCACATCGCTTCACACTACGTATGACACTTCGTTTTGGTATCAACGTGTCGTCTGCTATACTTTAAGACGACACCGCAACAGAAAAAGTTTCGTTCGTCTACTGCTACGCTATACACTACGTGTAGCACTACGTTTTCCACTGTGTTTATACCACCAACGCTACTGTTTTGTCAATATCCACTACGCATTATACGTAGTATAACGCTACGCTATATTTTAGCGTTGGGGGTAGGGAGAAAGA